CGGAACGGTGAATTGCGCGAACCGCCGCGCGCGCCCTGCAATCAAGGCGATCACAATCAATCCAAACCAGCCGCCGGCCGACTGCCACAGCGCAGCGAAGCCGTTACGGTAGGCGTTCTCGCCGCCCGCAAATAAACTGCCCGCCCCGATCCACGAAGACAGCAGCGTGAAAATCAGCACCGGCCATCGCAGGCTCCTTCCCGCCACCAGAAAATCCGCCTGGCTGTGAACTCGCACCGAGCGCAGCACCGCCGTCGCCAGCAGCACCGCCACGATTACCGAGATCACCACGATGTAGATCATGCGTTCAGCCGGACCTCCATCTCCTCTTGAGTGATCCCGTCAATCTCCACCACTTTCATCCGGCTTGTCAACCCCGAAAGAATTCGTACACGCGATTTCGCCACGCCCGCCATCTCTGCCAGAAACATGATGCACTCTACGTTGGCTTTCCCGTCCACCGGCGGAGCGGCCAACTGTAACCGGTACGCCGACCCCATCCGTCCTGCCACGCGCGTCATTTTCGCTCGCGGCTGCACCTTTACGGTAATGCGCGCTCGCGCGCCGGTTTGTTTTGCCCCTCGACTTCTCGCTGTCTGCATTTTGCGTCGCTACCGTCAAAGTGTACTACTGCGCCGCCGCGCGCTTGCGTGACACCACTGGCCCAGTTGTCGGCTGCAGGATGGAAATCGTGATGCAGGGCTCTGGATGGAAAAGGAATCAGCTCGCGAATGCGATCGGAGGGATTTTGATACAGGCGGTACAGCTTGGAAACGTTCTGAACCAGGACCACAGGCCTAATTCAAAACGATAACGCGGAGGGAAGGGATTTGCCAACCGTCGGCCACTGGTTGCTTATAATTCGCGTGAATTCGTGTGCATTCGCGGCTCAGCGCACTGCCCCCATGTGTCTACCCCTGCGCGCCCCCAGCGGCAGCGGCACCGGGCAACTCATCAGGCAGAACTGGTCGAGCGCAAACAGCACCACCGACTCCAAATTCTCCCCCAGCGATATCCGTGCTTCCTTTACCCATGGAGTCGTGTAGCCCGTAATTCCCACCAAGTGGCTGCTGTTGGCGCGCGAAAATCCCAACTGCATCGGCAGCAGGACGGAATTCCTGGCCAGATTGAGATTGCGCCCGCCGGTGAAACTGAAATTCTCGGTCTTCAGGCAATTGAGTGTCGACGGATTCCAACTTGCTGGCAGGTTCACCGCCCCGTTCAGCGGCGTGGCATCCACGTCGGGCGGGTACAACACTTCGAACTTCGCATTGGGAAACGTCGCCCGAACGAAGCTCATAATCGCGCTTGTAAACGCCCCGATCAGGGCGGGCAGAAACTGCGCTTCTTGGGGATAAGCCGACGGCGATACGTTGCTGTTGGTGAACACCTGCATCGCCCGGCCGTAAGTCGCCGCGAAAGTATTCGTCGTGTACGCGTCGTAATACGGCATGCCCGAGCCATCATCGGGAAAGTACCACCACTGCACTTCGCCGAATTGCAAATACGGGATCTGACCCGCATCCTGCATAAGCGTCGCCAGATCCAGGTAAGCCTGTTTCCAAAATGCCGTGCTGGTCGGAGAAAAATTCGTCTGTAAAGCCGGAGTGTTGAGCATCACCGGGTTGCCGCTCGGGTACCGCTGCGCGATGCCCGCGGCGATAGAACCGTCGCCATGCCCGAGTTCCATGCTAAAGGCTCCGGTAGCTGCAATTCCGTACCCTTGCAATGCGTGAAATAGACTGCGGCTCCAGTCGCGCGCCGCGCGGTTCATCCTGGGTACCGCGGTCAGATCCGTCACCCAGTTGGCGTCGCTGCCGCCGTTAATGGCGGATCCGCCTGTGCCGCCCGCGAGTGTTGCGCCGCTCGCCTGGAGAGCGAATGTTCCCGTCGCCGGATCCGTGGCGAGCGTGATCTGGTTTCCGTCCCCGCCGATTTCGCGAGAATAAATCGTCAGGACGTTTCCGTCGGCCTGTGCCCAGATCGCGGTGTAGCCGCTGTTTATCTCAAGCTCAAACGCCTTGGCGATGCTCACTGCCGTGTCGCCGTATAAGTTCACGTGCTGGATCGCGGTGGGCGGGTTGGCTGAGCCAACCAGGCCGATACTTAGCGTTGTGATGTTGCTGCGAGTGGGTGCGCCGTTGAATTGCACCGTCGCTGATGCACAGGCGTAATTATGTGGCGCCAGTTCGTAATGCCGGAGGGCCCCCACATAATGATTGGCCCTTCCCGCAAAACCCAATGCCTGAATCATCCACGCGGTTCTTTCCGGCGCTAGTGCGATCGAATGATCAGTGTCCCAGTCAGTCGCCAGCGTTATGCTCGTATCTGGTGCGTAAGTGGGCAGCGCCGTCGTAGCCACGGCCAACTCGAGAAAATCAAAATAAAAGCTGTCGCCCCCGTTACCCGCATGCGTCAATCTCACCGTATGCTGGGCTTGTCCCGACAATGCTCCCAGCGGAATTCTCAGCAACACATCCTCACCGGCGAGAAACAAATTCACCGTGGTTGCCGGCTGTTGATCGATGGCTACCGTAATGCGCGCCCCGCTGAAAGTTCTCCTTGTCCCCAGGTAGAGCTGATGTGTTTGGCTGGCGCGGTATGTACACGAAATCGAATCGCCCGGAGTGGTCGTGACGTGAATGGTTCCTCCAGAAAAATTGCCGGTCCCCAGAGTCCAATTGCCCGAATATGATATCTCTGGCGTAGTATCCTCAAGGCGGCGGCTGCCGGGCCCCGCGACTTGATATGTCAAGTTGCTTCCACTTACCGTCCAGTTCGAAATGGTAACTTGGAATTCGCTTCGCTGGTAAGTTCCAGGTTGTAAGTCCGCCGAGTACGTCCAACGCATCTTGCGAACTGAATGCGTTGGGATGGCGGTCGTATTATCGTCCGCTACTAACGCGCTGAAGTCTAGCGTGACTCTCCATTGAGTCGGCGATGTTCCTCCACTCAATTGTTGAAACCACGGCTGCCAGTTCTCGGTCACTGGCTGGCTTGGGCCGGCATCCGCCTGGATGTTCCCGTACACGCCGATCCGGTTTCCGTTGGCGCCCACCGCCACTCCAATGTACGTCAGCGTGATCTGGTTCCCGTTTCCGGATGCTTGCATCGTCGGTGACGGCGCCTCGTTGATTGCATCTGCAATGTTTTGCACTACGCTGTTCAGAGTGTCGCCGTCTGCGACTTTGTGGTTATAGTGCTCCTGTGACCACGCCAGTTCCACCCAGTCTCCGGTTGTAAGTGTGCCCGTAAGCGTGAAGGTCGCCGACGCCGGTTGATAGCTGCCGGCGATCGGCGTGGCATGTGACTTGATCGGTACCTTGTACAGTGTTTCCACGCCGCCCGGGTCGGCCCAGATGCGCAGTGACGGCCAATCTACTGTCGGAAACAAAGTGGAATCGAGAGGTATGCAATTTTGGCGAGTCTCATCGTAGGTCAGCACGAGGTTGCTGAGATCGCCGTCAGGAAGGTTGCGAAATGCCGGATGTTCGAAGGTGTTATTCCGGTTCCACTCGATGACTACCCAGTCGAACTGCTGGCGCCATGAGCCCGAAATCGTGAATCCCGTCGCGCTCGTTGAGCTCAACGCTGCGGCCGCCGACGGCTCCAGGAAGTAACACTGCAAATCCCGGTCCGGACGCAGTTTCTGCAGGATTTCAGCCATATTTCGGGGACTGGCTACACTGTCCCTAAACTTAAACGTTCACAACCTATCGGCCAACCCATCGTGGACAGTGCTGCCTGTCACCGTTCCCGCGTTACTCTATAGTCGAATCACCACCGTCAGATCCGCACCCGGATTCGTGGGTCCCACCATGTTGATGTCCAGACTAAGCCGCGAGCCGGGCAGCAGCAGTGGCAGTTGAGCGCCATCCGCCGAGTCCGAGACCGTTTGTCCATCCGCGATCGTAAGCGCGCAATAGAGTGCCCCGTTCTGATTGACTTGGAATTGCACCGCGCCCCCTACCGGCGCTTGCCGGATCACCGCATACACATCGCGCACCGAGTATTTGTTCTCCACAATGATGTCGGGCGTGGCGCCGGTTTCAATTGCCAGAAATCCTTCCACCTGAAACGAGTACTGTCCGCCGGCGAGCGTTCGCAATCCATAGTCGTCGGCCTGGGTTAGGCAGACGGCCGCCGTTGGGCTGTTCCCTTTGATATTTGTGACGAAAAGTTCCGCGCTGGCGATGCGGCAGTCCGGCAGGAATATCGGAAAACTCCAGATCCCGCTCGCCGGGCTGCCAAAGAAATCGCGCGCGAACGGCACGATTTGCGTCTTGCGCGTGAGGACGAACACCAGAGTCCCGCTGGCGTGTGCCGCGCTCGTGCTCGTGTGGAGTCCCCGGACCAGTTGAAAGCGTGATCCGTTATTGAGCACCGCTGCAATCTGCAGTACCTCCGCCTCGAGTTGGATAAAGGTTCCCGCTGCTGCCGTACTCTGGCCAGTCAGATCTGCGAATGTATCTTCTGGTCCGATGGCAGCCGCCAAGGAGACGGTCGGCAAACCATTCAGCTCGGCAAAATAATACAGGGTAAGTGTGCCCGCGCTGATCGTATGTGTGTTCGTCAAATCCGTGAAACTGATGCCGCTCAGGTCGATCGAGCCGCCGAACGCACCCGAAAACCCCAGGCCGAACGACGGCATCGGCGGCACGTCCGCGTCCAGCCCGCCCGCCCCTCCAATTACCCAGCGCGTCAGCGTGCACAATTCCAGCGGCGATTCGCCGTTGTTCACGTTGGCCGCTCGTCCGGAAATGTGAGCCGTCGCTCCCGTTCGGTTCGGGATCTCGAACTGCACCGGACTCGCATGCGCGGTCGCGCCGGCATGCCAGCCCGATTCTGCTACAACAAAGTAACTTGTTGTGTCCGGCGGTGTGTCCCAAGGTATGGTGACCTGTATCGCGGTCACCGTATTTGAGGCGATCGCACGTTCTTGCCCCGCTCCGGTTCCCCGCGTGATCCGCACGATCATTCCTTGGTACCCGTTCGCAACCATCTCCAGCGTGTCGTTGCCGATGGTCAAAGTGTCATGCGTGGTCGCGGCGTATTCCGGCTGTTGCTCCAACCGCCAGTAAAAATTCGCGTGGTCGAAATTCGGATCCGGCGGAGGGCTGATCTGATTCACGAGTCCATTATCTGTGAACTGCGACGCTATGCTTTGGTTCGTTGCAATTCTGTATAACTGCGCCGGGCTCGATCCTCTATATACGCGAAACGCCGTCCCCGCCGGCGGAAAGCTCAGCTGTGAAAGCGTGACGGCATTCGTGTTGGGCCGCGTGGGAATCACAGCCGGGACAATAAACGACAGGCTGCCCTCCGCTCCGGAAGCATCTACCGTGCTCACCGCATAGTACAGCGTTGCCCCGCCGCTCAGCGTTCCGCCGCTCGTGGCAATCGCCGCCGCCAGGCTCAGGAGCGGCACGCCGGGGGCGCTTGAGGCAACCGTGGAAGGCGCTGAAAACGCCACTGTCACTTCGACCGCCGTGCTTCCATCCGCCGCCTGCAGCGTGGTTTCCGTCACGCCAAATTGTACGTTGCCGTTCGCATCCACCATTGTTCCTATCAGCGGTCGTGGAAGCCCCACCTCCGATCCCGGTTGCCGCCGTGCGCCTGAGTTACCCGGTACCTGTCCGTTGGTGTCGTCGTACCAGGCATCGTCATGGATCTGCGCCGTAATTAAGGCAGTGCGGTAGTTCACGTCCGGCGCGATCTTGATGATCCGGAACGGCTGCTGGGTAAATCCTTTCTTTAAATATGTGAGCGTAATTAAGTCGCCGGGTCGAAGCCCCAATGCCTTGACGCTCGTCTGAAACTGAACGTATGTGTTTCCCTGAATCGACCGGTCTAGATTGAACTTGAGGATTCGTGCTGCTTGATCGTAATTTGGAATTCCCAGAGCCGTGATTGGCGCGGTAATTTCTTGTCCTGCTCGCTGGGCATCGTCCACATCGGTCAGCGCATAGCTGTCCTGCTGGTATTCATTCAATGCATCTTGAAACTCAACAGCGAAACGATTCGGTGTATCTGCAATGCTGCGTGACCACAGTCGAACGCTGGACTCCCCGTTTCCGCGCCGCGCAATGCCCGAAACTCCCGAAGATCCATCGCCGAACTCATAACTCGGCCAGCCTCCGTTATACACACTTGAGCTGTTGCTCCAATCAGCCTTGGACGGCTGTTGCAGGGCGAGTGTGTTCTCCACGCCAAGCTGCAGCATGCCGTTGCTTCCATATGTGAGATATAGTCGGCAAGTGTTGCGAATTCCGCGAATGAGATCGCTGGCGGTTCGCCGGCTGACTATCGCAAGATTGCACCCGAAACGCGGCACGGTTATCGTGTTTCCGTAGAGATCTTGCGTCTGTATCGGTTCATCGGCATACACCGCCGCTGCTGCGAAGCTCGGCAAATCGATCTCGCTTACACTCCAGCCGCAACGTCGCAAAACGTCTAGCAGTATCCATCCAGGATTGTTCGTGAAAGTGTAAATGGCAAAGTTTCCATCTAGCCCGTACGTATCCAGCTTCGACCCTTCCACTAAGACCTTGATCGCGGGTAGGTTGCCGCCGTCATTAATTCGATTCGGTACCACGATCGAAAGCGCGGCCATGCTCCCGTAAGGATCTCCCAGCGGATTTCCGTTTTTGTCGCTAAAATCTCCGTTGAACCCTCCCGTTCGGGCGCCGGTACTGAACAGGTTGAACCAGCCCGTTCCCGTCATGTTGGTGCCCGATCGTCCTTGCGGAATATCGATGCCGTTCACCAGTACCTTGATGACGTTGTGTATCTCCCCCATTCCCAACAACACTTCGATGCGGGTTAAATTACCATCGTTTCTCGCAAACACAATGCTCGGCGAGTACCAGACGGTTCCGTAGATGAGCGGGACAAAATCATTGTATAAGGCAACGTTCGACACCAGCGGCGACCAATGACGGCCCGATTCGCCGGAGGATCGAACCAGCGTAGATGACGGCACAAATTCGATGCCGCCGAATCTCCGCGTCGATTGCAGCGAGCCGTCCTGATTGAACATGCCCCGTGCTTCGCAGTCGGACCGCGTGAATCCGCAAGTCGTGTATGGAACAGCGCTGTTGAGCATCCCTGCGCCACCCGGGACGTCCGGTGAATATCCGCAACGGTAGAAACGTGAGTATCTTCCGGCCGCGCCTCCGGCAACAGCTTCTTGTCTTTGAGCCGGCGTTGACGGAAACTCCCACGGGCAACGGCGCTGAATCCGCACCTGCGGCAGCAGCACCCGGTGCATGTTCATCTTATTGACGGCGGTAATACGAAATGTGGATTCAGTGATTTCATCCGGAGGATTTAGAATTCCTTTAAAGAGAGTAAGGACCGCGGTTGTGGCTGCGCCTTGCGTGAGGTCGAAAAACACAAAACTGACTGTGAGTGTCGCGCCTTTGAACCCCGTGCCGCGCTCGATTTCCGAAAAGTGGGAGTCCGCGTTGGCGAGCGAGAGCGAAATCTTTGGAATCGCATCTACGCCCAGGTCTGAGGACGTTTGAATTTCATAAAGATTGTGTTGCAGGACTCTCGCTTGATAAGTGGTCCCCGACAAGGTGATCTGGTGCGTCGACCAGGTCTCTACTCGCGTATCTTGAAGTTGACAGCTGAAAAGAAGAAGCGGTGTGTCGGTGACAGCCTGTTCCTTAACTTGAAATGCCGTAGACATTTGTCAGCGAGCCGAAATGGTCAGTGTGCATTGATTGCGATTGGGGCCTGTAGTCGTCACGGTGAAGGCGTCCTGGCTGAAGTGCGCATTAGCATAGACGCCGCTCACAGAGAAACTCGACTTGTAGGGCGAGGGGGCTGGCTGCGGTTCGAGTTGGAATCCGTACACATCTACTGACTCGCCCGCCGGCACTGTGATTCCAACCGTTATGGATCCTGCCGCCGTGCTGAGGCTTCCACTGAGGCTGATCCGGTTCCACGTCGCCTGTGTTGCGTACGAGTGGCTGTCCAATGCGTCCGCTGTCTGACGGAATAACGAGATCGCAACTCCGTTTTGGCTTCGCACATATACGCTGAAACAATAGACCAACGCGCCCGGCGCATTGACACTCTGCTGCACGCCCAGGTCGGACCCGGTCGGATTCACGATCCGTGTTGCATTGGCTCCGCCGCTGGGATCAGCGATCCCTACCGTTAGTTGCAGCAGTGTGCTGGCTTCCCATGCGGACTGATTCAGGGCTTCGCTCCATGCCAGCAGGTTACCTAGTGGATCGAGAAACGTGAAGCCTGTCAGTTGTCCTTCAGACGCTAGGAAAAACTGTTGCAGGTTGGCGATTTCGGAGTCCGTCAGGTCCTGATAGCTTAGTTGCCACTCGACTTGCTCCGCACCCGCGTCGGCAAACTTCACCGTGCGGCCGTCTGGGAGTTGGTTGATGATGGTTCTTTCGATGAGGCGTTTCTGGATGGGATATTGCCCTGTAGCCCCCGAAGACAGTTGAGGAAAGTACAGCATCTACACTCGGTTTTCCACCACTACCACTTGCGCCGTTCCTCGCAGCTCTCCTTGTACGGCATACTGAGGAGTGTCCTGATACAGGCTGCAGTTCGTCACCGTAGTCTGCGTCCAGGGATCTACAAAGGAGAACGTGCCGAAAGTCCCTTCTTGTGCCACGAAGGACTGTTCGAGCGCACTCAACTCTCCTTCATCCAACATGTCCAGTTTGATAACCCAGCTTCTCAGCGCAGTGGGGAACTCTCGGTACCGCTGATCGCCGCCGTCCAGGAATCGCACTAAGAAGCTTGCGAACTGGTTGGTCTGCTTCGCCGGGTATTGCGCTATGGCGCCTGTCTTCAGAGTTGGAAATACTGCCGGCATTATAGGTCGCTGATGACGTCATTCAATGAGTGGATGTTCAGAACAGCTTCGCGCACCGCGCTAGCAATGTCGTGGCTGTGATCCATGAACGACCGGCTGTCCATCGCCTGCACGTGAACGGTAATTTGTGGAGCGGATAGGGGAGTGCCGCTCATGGCACGAGGAGCGCCGCTCTGCCCATAGTCGACCCCGGGCACTGCTGGCCCAGGAACATTGGCGGCTTCAAAGTGAAGACTGGGGGGCGGAATATACGTTGTGAGCGGCGCCGGCGTACTCGACCCTCCGTGTCCAAAAAGGCTCATCAAGCCGGACAGGATAGGCGACAGTCCTCCCAGTATCCCGCCCGTTAGAGTCGATGCCACCTTACCGATGGCGTCCGCCGCACCGCTGCTGTGCACCGTCGTATTCTGCAGGACCGCCTGCGTGTTGGCCAGCAGCGCTTCCGCTTGCAGCTGGCTCGCCGGCAGTAGGTTACCGAGGTTTCGCGTCAAATCGGTCAAGGCGTCCCCAAATCCTGCCGCCCCTTGCGGCAGAAGCGTGCTTACTAACTGGCCCAGTCCTGAGTTACTCGCGACGGGTTCGGTTATGTTACTCCAACGACTCTGTGCCACTTTGCTTCTCCAAATCCAACTGTTCCTCGAGGATCAGAAATGCCTCCGCATGCCGTACATTGACGTCGAATGGGAGAGAAAGGTGAAGCCGCTTCCAGACTAGGAACTCTTCTACCCAGCCGATACTCTGCGCCGTAATCAGCGACTTCGGGCATTCGTCAGTGGAAATCCGTCCTCTGGCCCAGACGACGTGAGAAGCCGCGCGCTTCGCGGCTGGAACCCAACCGCATCTTCGTGAAATCTCCAATCCGGATTTCCGGCATGTGTCGCACTTCCAGGCGGCTGGGTTCGCACGCAGGAAATGGAAGGCGACGATCAGTTTTTTCGTTCTGGCTCCGAAAGGCCGCACTCCGCTTTCACCGCAGCCACGACTTCGCGGAACAGATCTTCGGGCCCCCTGCTCACCAGTAGGTCTGGCGTCGCAGCTACGCCGTCGACCTCCAGTCCAATCACCTCTTGCAGCCCCCAGGTTACGTACAGGCGGTCGATCTCCGCCGAGAACAGTGCTGCCTGCAGCTTTTCTTCGGCCGACTCTCCGGCGTTCAGGAATTCGCATTTGAGCGACATTTCCCGAATGCGGCGAATCAGATCCATTCGCCGCATGAGCGACATTTTCCCTACAACAAAAGCAACTCCCGGAATGACCTTGGAATCGATCCGAATATAACTTTCATAATTCATGCTCATCCAAAAGCGATTGTGATCTCGTCGTCGACAGTGCCCTGCGCGCGGGAGCCACGAAAACGCCACTTCAAGCGAGCCTCGCCGTCATCGTACTCGGGCACTTGTGGAATCAGGCTTTTCAAGTATCCGGCAAATAACTGGTTCGGCTGCTGCCCGAGCTGAATCATGGCGCTAATGGGCGACTGCTGTTTCGCCGCTTGATACAGCCCTTGCGTTGCTGCGTCGTCCATTTGATACAGCTCGAACTCTAGAGATACTGCCCGGACGCCAGGCGAAACAGCTCTTGGCAGGCTCGAGCCAAACTCATGGGCACGCACATCTAAGTTATTGTTCAACGAAAGCTGCGCGTCGGTAAGGGTGAAGAACTGGCCGGGGACACTTCCCAGCCAGACCTGCCCAAGGTGGCCGGGAACAATCGAATAATCAAATGTTCCGAGTGCCGGTTCTGGAGGAAACGCGCTGAGCTGTCCGATTCCATTTGCAAAACTGGTGCTGTCCACAAGTTCTTGTGCGACCCCGCTGAACGCAAACTCGTGAAAATCTCCGTTAACCTTAACGCTCATTTGGTCCACAGCTGCTCCGCAGAGGATACGGTGTACCGCGGAAGTTGGCGCCCAATAATCGAACACGGATGCTGTAGGAAGATATGCACCGAGGGAGTACGTTGCTGTCGGGCCAGTACTGGAACCCGAGACTGGAGCGGCCGAGAGCGGCGCGTTCAGCTGGACCGAAAAAGGATCAACGACCGCGGTTACAAACCTGATTTCTCCAAGGTAGGCGATGGCCTGCCCGGCAATAAGACCGTGGGGCCCCGCAAACGCCAGCGTGGAGTTGGTCGAGTTGGCACCAAGCGTCCCGCCGGCGGACATCAATGCAGGTTTACCCAGCGCGGCTTCAAATAGCGGTCCATAACTCGGCGAACTCGGGCCTCCCGCCCAAGTCGTCAGCAGGGTGTTCAGCTGGAACGTAGTTCGGCGCCGGCCACCAGGTGGTAACCCTGCGAACGTTCGACTGCCGGTCTTATCCTTGCGACTGGTCACTTCGAGCTGTTGCTTGGCGGAGAGTTTTACGGCTGGGATCCGGTTGTCGGAAGTAATCGCCGGCACTTGGCCGTAGGCGACTTCCGCAGCGCAATAGAAACGGTTCGCGTTGGAGGAAATATATACGGGCATATCGTTAATCGATGCTCGCGTCCAATTGGACCGAGATCTTTGCGGATTTTATGAAGTTGCGGCCACCGTGCTTCACCGGTCCGAACGAAACTTCGTACCGGCCGGCGTAGAAAAGTCCTTGGCCCCAGTCGCCTCGATTCTGATTGAGCGTTTGAGTTACGGCGGCAGTATATAATTGAGATGCCCGATCGATTCCCTCAAGTCGGTCTTGTGATACTCTCACATCGATCATCATCTCGATCGTTCCGGAAAAGCCTCGAAACTTCTCCGTCAAGGTATTTGCGATCTTGTCACAATATATATAAATTGCAGTGTACTTTGGCTCGACGCTCTTCTCGGCAATATCGCTTGAAACATTGTCGGTGAAAAGATTCGTGGGCGGGATGGGCGGAACTGTCACACGCTCTGACTGAGCCAATGCGGCCAGGCTCGCGTTCAGACCAGTCGGTGAATTTAACAATTCCTGAAGCTTGAATGTAGCCCTGCCAGCTATACTGAGCATGCCGTTTAGCCTCGCTGCAGGAATCGTGGTGCCTGGGAATAGTAGTTTGGTTCTTGTCCCGATGCCGGGCTTCGCCCTTGCACTAGGCCGGAGGGCGGCAGAAGCCACGTCTGCTGCATGCCAAGGGGGGTTGCGCTTTGTAACGTAATCGAGTCGACCGCAATGCCGGCGCATATGTTCCACGCGACGGCATTGGACGGTGGATTAGGAGGTCTGACCTGAACCAAATTTTGATCCGGTGCATTCATCGAAGCGACCGGGCTGGCCATTCCTTCTTCGCCCCTGGAATTCAGCCATGCTACCTGCGCGTAATACGTCGTTGCGGCTTGCGATCCGCTCAAGAGACTGAGTTCCGGTCTGCCGGCGACCGCAACTGGGTCCGAGACGACACCAATTCCCGTCTGGAATAGCATGGCCGACGCCCGCTTGGCAAGATCTTGGTACTCTTTCCACTTGGCCGCATATCTATCGTTAAGCTGGCTTCCGTAGGCGTCTCGATAAACCAGTTCCAGAGTGTGAAACGTGTGCCATAGTCGCAGGGGCGGTGTCACTACGACGTTTGGAAGTTGCAAAATACTGAGGGACGTCGCAACGCTGCCCGGCCACCAGATCGAAGGACTTGTGCGCGAAAATACTGAGCGCGAAAATGCAGATGTGAGCTCGACAGCCAGCTCCTCTTGTGCAAGCGATATCTTGGCTGATGCATCGATCCCTTCATTACTGGCCACATCGAGGACTGCAGTGTCCTGTGCTGCGAGTTGATCCAGAGTTGAAATCGGAGCATCGGTAAACAGAGCCATCTGCATCTGTCCGTTCTACTACTCTTTTGTGAGACGCTTCGTTCTCATCAGGTCAGCCGTCGGTACAAGAGTCACCTGCATTCGGTTGGCGGTCGCCTCAGCTTCGGCTTCTCTTTTTGCTTGTGCCTTCCGTTCTTGAAATTCCCTCGCGGCTTCCTCGCTCGCCAGATCGCCTCGGCCATCGGCAATCATTTTGGCTGCCACCGCCTTAGGAACTTCAGTCAGCAGACCCTCTTTACCGCCGTCAGAGGTCTCGTGACTCATCAGGACTACGAAGGGCTCCACTATGCTGCTTTCGAACTCGCGAATTTTCTGAAAGTATAATTTCAAGTTCATAGCTGGCTCTCACTTACCCCTAAATCGAGCTTTGATTTACAGACACACAAATGTAAAGCTTCAGGAGTTCACCTGCACCGCAAAGGTATTTCGAAGAGCAGCCGCGCCATAGAGAACGTCCACAGTAAACTGTTGCGAAAGCGTGTTCGGCTGATAACTCATGATGACACGCATTCCAAAATTCCCAAGATCTGCGTACTCAGCTATTGCGCCAGTGCCCGGTAACGGTTGCGGAAGGCGGCGGATTACCAGCCCGATCGCATCGTGAACGAAAGCGAGGTTGTGGGTAGTTACTGGAGAACTTCCTGTCTTGGCGACCAGTTGTGATCTGAATACGAAAAAGTCCTTGATTTTTCCAACCGTGCCTTCGATCAACGCCCGAAGGCCCGCTTCGCCAGCGGTTTGGAATTCGCTGAACCGAGGAATCTGCCGCATCTGTGAATACGTGCTTGCATCCACGATCAGATGCTTTGGCTGGCTCGAGGGAACTTTTGCCTGAAACAGTGCCGTTTCAGCTGCGTCGATGACGGCTTCCGTGATCGGCGTTCCAGCAATTCCGACTGGTGTGTTCGCGGTGAAACTCGCGTACAAACCGAGGAGATCTGACTCAATTCTCTCGGCAATCGCGATAACTGCAGGCTGCATGTAAACCCGCAATAGATCAGGAACGGCCAAAACTTTCGTCACATCGGGAATTTGAAACGTTGCCTCCGCATGCGTGTTTAGGACGATTTGGGCATTCCCCAAATTCGGGTTCTGTGTCGTCACCGTTCCGCCCTCGGCGATGTTGTTGGCGACCAGCGTGGGTGGAATAGGCACGTTCACAGTGTCGCCAGCCTGGGCAAGAGTCGGCTCATAGTCTCGGTTAACAAGGTTTCCCAAAACGAGGTTGCTAACAAGTGCTGGCAAAGCGTCGGCCGCCACAAGCTTTACTATTGCGGAGGCCACATTTGTAGAAGTAATTGCTGGCATTAATGTCTCCTATAGTGGTTGAAATGTGTAAGTCTAATGCAGCTACGAGCCGCGGAGAGTCTGCGCGGCTACTCGCGCAATCTCTTGGCGAGCAGTGTCCAAGTCCTCAGGACTCATTCCAGGACGGATCTTGTCGAGGTCAATCGAACCACTACCGCCTGACGGTGACTTTTGTGCAGCCGGTATCCCGGAGCCTCCGGATATGCGCGCTGGGAGAAACTCAGGATTGGAACTGACAAAACTCGCAAGATAGTCCTTCATTGCCACCTCGCCGCCCTCCGTCCTTGCTACCAGTCGCCCCTCATCGGTTCTTGCAATGTCATCCTTAACCGCTCTAAAAGCCAAGTCCACCTTTCCCACGCCCAGCCGCTGCAATTCTGCCCTAATAGCGGCGCTGCGCTCGGCTTCATCCGCGATCTGCCTGCTACGCTTGTTTTCCTCTATCAGGTCGTTCACTCTGCGTTCTAGTTGTTCTCGGCGCTTGCGTTCCTCCTGTAGCTCGGCTCGGTGGGCCGGTTCGGCCTTTGCCTGTAGTGTACGGGTGTACTCGTCAATTGCCTGTCTAACAAGCAACTGAACATCGACCCGCTGGGGTTCGGGCGGCGGCACCTTTTCCCGTTTAATTTCCTCCATTGCTCTCCTTCTTTCCAATAAGCAATGCGAATGATCGGTCTATTTCCTCGGCGATTTGATTCTTGACGCTCTGGCGGAGATCACAGAAATACTTGAAGGCGAGCTTCTTGTACAGCTGCTTTTTCAATGTCTCAGACTCTATCCCTAACGCCAGCAGCTTGCTCGCATCATCTAACTCAACGCTAAAGTCTCCAATGTCGAATTCGTCCAAGCCCGATACATCAATCAAGAGACCGTCCTGGCGAGCTGCGTTGATCGCGGACAGCACCTGTTTCATGCTATGCTTGACAGCATCCCCGTAGGCCCGTAGGACTTCTTGGGTTATGCCGAAATCACGCTGCTTGCTGAGGCCAGATTGGCTTGTCTGTGCGGAGCTAGTACCGCCGGCCTGCGCTATCAAGTGACATACTCTGTAGATCTCGTCCTTCAGGCGCTCCAGATTATCGGCTGCTATTTGAAAAACGTGCCCCTCGGGTTCTGTCCAACCGAATTTGTCGTCAGGCCCGAGTTGGATATAGTAGGATTCACCCACGATCTGGCTCCACTCCCGCTCGGAGTAGATGACCGGAATAGCAAAAAGTCCCATTGTCAACGTTCAGGACAACGCATTGGATTTGTTGAAGTGTTCTAGTTGCAATAGGGCGGCCTTGTTCATGAGCCACAAGCCTTCGGAAACCTGCACCGAGAATAAAGGCACTGTGGCTTGCGAAGCTAGCCCGTGACGCCCTTCATCGATCAACTCAATTTTACTCGACTGTCCAGAAGGACTCGCCGTCGATTGATATGCTTTGAAGATCTCACGGTCGTAGTAGATCCAACGCGTGTCTTTCATCCAGGTGTCGCTGCCGGCGTTGGCCTGTCGCAGTCACGACGTGCGGAGGACGACCCACTGGAGTGTACCCTTAGTGTCATAACTCCAATTGATCACCTCATCCGGAGAGTAATCAGCTAGAAAAGCGCGTGACTTCCCTACCGCATCCTCTTGCGCCCGAGTAACAATCGGCGAAGTCACCCGAGGAAAATCCACTACGATATAGCTCTTACCGGTGATCAAGGCTTGTACCAATTGCTGGCGAAAGAAGTCTGTGAGAGACGTACCCCTGAGATCGCAGTTGTCAGAAAACGTTGCAAAGAATGTCTTGCCAGAGTTGTTTGGCCCGTCATATGTAATGACTGGTTCTCGTCGCATGAGCGTCGCCGCGTACCAATCAATAATGGAGCCGATGTAGTTCTCATAGAATACTCGACTCAACCGTTCAGAGTACACTTCGTTGGGTTCTTTACTGCGGCGCACAAAATATTCGGCTGCATGTTCCCGGAGCTGCTCGCCACCGGCATACAGATGCCTGTACTTATTCCAGGTGGGCTTGGATCGAACGTAGTCGGGGTGTTCGATATTGATGTTTAGCATGCAGGCGGGCCGTTAGAACAGCCGGTTAGGGCGATCTCCAATCTGCTGAAGTGGCCGGCATTCTTGCCAGAGCAGGTAACCAAGAGCGTCAGAGACATGAGTTCTTCGACGGTCTTTGTCCTTGTCAGGGATGTTGCTGTCCGCTTTGTAAGAGACTTGCTCAAAGTCCTTAATCAACTCCAGGCACTTCGTATCAACGTAGATCTGAATGGCTCCAGAGGCGCTCTTGAGTCTGGCGTTCGTTAAAGTGATCCGGTCACGGACACTGGGGTTGGCTTTTGGAACCTTATAATGCAGCGGATTGGAATAGGTTGTGGCGAAGTATTCCCGAACGATGTGATAATCTGAAGTGCCGGTCGTGTGCAAATTGTTTCCGGAAGCGTCGCCGTATACCGCAATTCCACGGGGATGGAAAGGAAAGCGGCGAGTGAATTCCTCACAGGCCTGGAGAGTACTGGCATGCCGCAGGATGATCTCATCCAGAACGAATACCGTGCCGGCGACTACCTGCGCGACGACGGAGCACATCGGGTCGACATTAAAGTCCAGGGCCCAGAGGAGAGGAACTTCGGGCTGAACCTGGAGGCTTTTTACGTGTTCCTGACGGCTGAAAGCGTAATAGACCAGGCCGGCTTGAACGTTGAGGTATTTTCCCAGGACTTCCTGTTGAAAAAAGGAATCATCGTAACTGCTTTTCAAGAGATCGTAGAAGTCGGGAATCTGCTCGAGCAGGTATCGATTTTCGAAGGGACGGGCAAGAGTTGTCTTGTAGCCGGGGCGGGGATCGGAAATGAACTTGCGATAAACCCAATCGTAACCTTTCGGCGTCCACACGGCGAAGCCACAGAGGCGCGTGGCTTTTGGATCCCGTAAGCGGCCTTCCAGGACCAGCCAGGCGGCTTCGGGGCTGTAAGTCAGCTCATCCAGAGCAAACCAGGCGAGGTTGGTGCCGCGCAGGCGCTCGAACTCATCGATCGACCGGCACAGAACACGTGACTGAGTGTCGACCATGGTGAGAACGTTGTCGCCCTTGCTGTATTCGTACGGGATGAAGTTGGTATTCAAGATGTCAAAGAGCGTGGCCAGAGTGGCGTCGCGCAGCATGGGATAAGTAGGCGCGCCGATGAGACCGACCCTGCCGCTGTTCAGATAACTTAACTTGATAGCTTCGTGACACAGTGCTTGACTTTTACCGGAGCCGATGGGCCCAGAAAATCCTTTGAATCGCGCTTGAGAATTATGGAACCGTTTTTGTGAGGGAAGTGGAGAATATTTTATTCCTCTGAGGCAGACTCCGTCTCGCTGGGTTCGATCCAT